CCGCGAGCAACCACCATTCGCGGATGAAGCGCATCGCTAGACGGCCGTGACCGGGATCCCGCTGTCGTTCGCAACGATGGTCGCTTGGTCGTTGTCGATGAAGCCGAGAACCTTGTCGATCGTGGTCGCCTCAATGCCGGGGCCACCGCCTGCGTTGGGACGAATGCCTGGCTTGGTGAGGCTACCGAATGGCAGAAGGCGATCCGACATACCCGAGACGTTCTCGAGCACGAGGTTCTGTCCCGCGTTCCAGCCGATGGCATAGCTGGTGATCATCGACAGCTCGGCGTAGAAGCCGCCGGCGAAGCCGTGCGTCTTGTCGCGGAACACGCAACCCATCCCAAACGGGATGAGGAACAGCTCCGAGTCGAGGTTGATGAAGTACTTCTTGCTGTTCGGATCCGCGTCCGTGGCCTGGTCATCGAACAGCGCGGGGTCGATGCCTCCAGAGACCGCGTTGTGATAGAGCACGCGGAGCAGGTTGCGGCCGTTCACGAACAGCCGCCCCATCGTCCACTGCGTCTGGGCCTTGCCGCTGACATAGAACGAACGGCCCGAGCCGATCGCCATCATCGGTTGCGTCGGCTTGGTCTGCGTGAAGTTGACCGCCTGGAGCATGCCGATGGCGAGCAGGTTCTTCGCGCTCACCGTGTCCGACAGGTTCTGCTTACGGGCGGGGCCTGCGAGCACGAGCGTGTCGTCGGGATGGGCCGCGGTGTACGCGGCGTTGTCCATCACGCGCTCGACGTAGCTCTGCTGGAAGGCCCAGGTATCAAATCCTTGAACTACTCCGAGTGCCATAACGATTCTCCTTAGGGTCTCGCGAGACGCATGCCGTGCGTTCCGCCAATTGTGCCACCGAGACCGGCCAAAAGGTCAGACAGCGAAAGGCCGGTGAGAGGGATTCGATTGCCTTTGGGCATTCCAAGCAAGTGTTCCAGGCCCATGCCGAGGCCCTTACCTACAAGAGCACCGCCGCCGCCCCCGAGCGCCATGCCTCCAAACGTCTTGGCGGCTTGCATCGGACCATGCTGCCATGCGGCTTGTGCGACGGGGAACCCGGGAACTTCTTGCGCGGGAATGTCCCACCAAGGCTCTTCGTGGCCATGCGCGCTTTGTTTCAAGCGTGGCTGCAGAAGCTGCGCACCTTGCAGAGCCCACGGCGGGATGTCTTGCGACGTCGCATCGAGGCTGTACGGAGCCCCTGGAGGTACGGCGGCATCCTCTGCGGCTTCGACCTTCTCTTTGACGAGCTGGCCCGCGGTGCCGCCGGTGATGCCGCCCAGCATCATGCCGATGTCCGGATTCATGTGGTACTTCGTGGCGAGCATCCGACCGCCGAAACCACCCAGCGCAGGACCTGCGACCGAGGGGAAAATAGACGCGAAACTTGCGCTCTTTCGGCCCCTGAACAAACCGCCCAACATGTCCATGATGCCGGGGGACGCTGGCGACGACGCAGGCGCAGACGCAGCACGTCGCGCTGCCATCACGCGCTCGACGTCACCCATGCGTGATTCGAGGTCGCTTGCACGTTGGCCCAGGACGTTGGCTTGCTGACCGAGGTGTCCGTGTAGACCGCCTGCGCCTGCGCCCACCGCGATGTCGCGCAAGGGATGATCGTCGCCGCTGACCAGGCTGGTGAGGCCGCCGAGTGCTCCACCTGCGAGCGCGCCGCCCACTGGAGAGTTCATCAAGAGCTTGCCGACATTCACGGGAAGCGCCGCGATCTTGAAGCGCTCGACGCTCATCGAGGCCCCATTCGTCCGATGACGCCTGAGGGGGTATGCATGCCCGGAATCGGCCCTGGCGACGGTGCCTGCGAGAGCGCATGAACAAGCGCGTCCGCAGGAGTTTGAGGTCCACGCAGCGCGGTCAGCGCGCTTCGTCCCGTGTCTTTGAGAACACGGAACGGCGCTTCGAGCGACTTTTCGATCGTTGGCACGAGCTTCGGGGCGAGCACGTTCGCGCCCGCACGAACCGCCATCGGCGTTCCCACACCGAGGATGAGGTCCATTAGGGACGCCTCGCGAACACCGAATCGCTTCGATGCCGCTTCAACACCGTTCTTGTAGGCGCGCGAGATCATCCGTCAGTTCATCATCTGCTGCGGCTGCTGCTGCTGTTGCTGAGGCGCGAGCTTCTGTCCGATGGCACCGCCAGCCATCGAGCCCGCCATGTCCGTCGCGGCTGCGCCGATGCCCTTGCTCATCATAGGCAGTGCTTTGCTGGCCATCCCGCCGAGCATCTTGCCACCAGCACCTCGAGCGAGCGCGCCTGCGCCCGCGCGAAGAGCCGTGCCGCCGAGGAGCGAGCCCGCGAGCGGGAGCAGCGCGGGAAGGAACGCTTCCTTGACGCCGAACGCTTCGGCAGCGGCCTTGACGCCGGCGGTGTAGCGGGCGTCGAGTGCGCTGAACTTGCCACGTGCACGATCGATCATGCCGCGCTCGTCCTTGCCGCCGAGGTGACCGCCAATCGCGCCACCACCAACCTGTCCGATCTGCTTGAGGGTTTGGGCAGCCTCAGGTGACAGGTGTGCAAGACCCCCCGCCAATCCACCAAGACCTCCACCAATCCATCGACCAAGCCCTGCGTCCATCGCCGCGTTGAGCCCCATGCCGGGGTCTGCGCCCAGGCCTGCGCCGATCATCGATCCGGCTTCACTTCCTCCCGGAAGACCCAGGCCTCCGATGCCGCCGAGGAGTGCGCCGGTGCCGCCGCCCATGCCGCCGTAGTTCGCGAGCTTCACCTCGTGCCCACGGTCGCGCCCGATCTCGACCTTCGTGCGCGAGCCGCGCATGAAACCCTCGGATTCCTGCGCACCCTTGACGAGGTCCGCGATGATCTTGTCCATGATGTCGTTGGCCACGGAGTCTCCTTACGCCACCAGGTGGAGTTCGATGACGTTGAGCGGCTTGGGCAAGCCGATCGCGCAGTAGATGAGCACGCGGTCACCTGACGTCGGCGAGACGCTGAGCTGCGTGATTGTGAACGACGTGATTGGTGCGCCAATCTTGGCGACCGTGCGCAAGAGCAGGATCTGCGACCCCGTGATGAGCGCGCCGTGCAACTGCGTCAGCGTATCGACGGTCACGTTGTACTGACCGAGGAAGTCCTCGAGGATGTCGACGAAGAACAGCGACACGAAGTCGAAGTCCTTGACGACCGAGAACTCACCCGACTCGAGCGTCGACGGGTCCGTGGTGAGCTGGTGGATCGAGAACGGCAGGGACGACGTCGTCTGCTGCGCGAACACGAACCAGCCACCGTTCGAGATGTCGGTGAGCTGGCTGTCCGTGAAGTACGTGTTCGACTCGTAGATCTGGCTGACGCCTGCGATGCCGAGGTTGGTGAACCCCTGCTGCGGAGGCAGACCCGCGGTCATGCCACCCACCGCACACGCCAGGTAGTAGCCGGGCTGCTTGGTGCCGCCCGTGACGCCTGCGACATCACACTTGTCTGGCCACACGAGGATCGTGCGCTTGCTGTTGAACGACTGCGCGAGCGCGACCAGCTCGGTCACCTGCTGGCTCTTGCTCAGCGTGCGGACGATCTGGTAGTTGACCGACAGCAGGCTGACCAGAGCGCCGCCGATTCGCTTCACGCCATGCGGCAGCTCGTTCTGAACGGTCGAGCTGTCCGGGCCGTTGTTCACGATCTGCAGGCGTTGGTCGCTGATGACGTTGTTGACGATGAGAGTGACGAACACGCTCGACGTCGTGATTGTCGAGTTCGGATCGACGGGGATCTGGATCTCATCGCCCGCAGCAACACCGCTCGACACGAACGTGCCGCTCGGGTCCTTGAGGATCAGGTACAGGTCGTCACCCGCCGACGTGATGACGCCGATGAGCGGTGCCGACGCGATGCGAACGGTGGTGCCGTCCGCTTCGACGATCGAGGCGGTGATGTTCAACACGCCTGCGCCCGCGAACGGGGTCGACGTGTTGACCTCGATCGTGGTGGCGCTCTCGACCGATGCGATCGGGTAGTCCCCGAGCGCGATGTCGCCGGCGTTGCTGGTCACCGTCACGCGTAGGATGTCGCTCGGGATCACGCCGCCAACCACGAGGTCGGCCACACCCGTCAGCACGACCTTGGTGAGCGCGGTAGGGGCGCTCGCGGTGAGCTGCAGCGACTGTCCCGTCGCCGACGGTTGGATGATCGTATCGGTGATCGGCAGGGTGCCGTTGCCGATGACCACACGGAAGCGCTGTGGGCGACCCCGCACGTTGTCGGGAAGTGCGAGGCCCACGCAGTCCGCGTTCCACATCGCGAAGATCGAGACGTCCGTCGTCAGCGGGATGATGGCGTAGATGTCTGGACGTGCCGAGAGGTGGTCACGCACCGTGACGTGCCCTTGGAGGTCGTTGGACAGAACGCCGATGAACTGCACGACCGACGTCGTGTTTTGCAACGCGACGAATGCGCCAGTCGCCAGCGGATTGCGTGCGTCGATCCGGCCGATCTTCGTCAGGATGTCGCTCTGCGACTCGACAGTGTCGAGGTCCACCAGGTCCTGTCGAAGGCTTCGGTACGCTTCGTACGCGATGGCATACGACACCGGCTTGGGGCCTTGCCCCGTCACAGGCAGTGTCACGCCGCCGGCGATCTTGACGATGTTGCCCGTGTGCGAAACGAACGAGCTGTCGATCAGGACGTCGTTGATGCGACGCTCGATGTACCAGTGCTGGTTCGCCGCGGGGGTGAACGTGCCGCCGGTGTAGTCGCTCGTGAGGAGCAGCCGGGTGTCGGACACGACCGTCGCCACGGTGAGCTTCACGATGACAGTGCCCGCATCGATGATGACGAGACGGTCGCCTGGCAGCACCTTGCCCGGACCCGTGGTCGCGAACGTGGTGGGGCCTGGAATGGTCTCGGCCGTATCGAACTGGTTCGGCGTCAGCACCGTGGTGATGCCCTTGATGCCGCCGCCGACGTCGACTCCCTTGCCCGCGATGCGCACGCGAGCCTGGTCGAAGTAGATCTTGACGCTCGTACCATCGAGCAGTGCACCGACCGCGTTGTTAGGCGGTTCAGCCACGGTGATGACCGCCGGGCCCGACGGGGGAACCACGACACTGTCGGGGCTCACCTCCAGGGCGCCGTAGGGCGTCGTGATCTGGATGTCCGTCTTGTCGGCGTAGTCCGTGGTGCCAGGCGCGAAGTAGTCCTGGATCCAGTAGCCTGGGCCCACGACCAAACAGTTCAGGTCTGGCGACGTCGGAGTGACCGTTGGCGTGGCCAGATCCTGGTAAACAAAAACGACCGGTCGAATGGCCATGGGTCAGTTCTCCGAGTCCATAGGGTTGCGGAAATTATAGGGTGTTGACGGATAGATCGCGATGTTGGTCGTTACTCGGAGGAGGCGGGGTTCCTGAGGGCGATGGTTTCGAAGAATTCGGTGGCGGAATCGATCCCCGAGCGCGCGATGGTCAGCTCCAGCTCACGCAGCAGCGGAGCGGTCGCGGTATTCGTCCAGCGCTGAGGAAATTGCACGACGAAGGTCACGGACGTCACCCACTGGTCCTTGTCTCGCGGCGCCGGCTGCGTGCGCCCGACCGTTATTGGCGTCATGTCGTGAAAGCCGAACTTGCCTTGGATCAAGTCGCTCGAGGCCTGCAGGAACACGCCGACGACGTCACCTAGAACAGCACTCTCGGCACGCTTGCCCGTAACGCACTCAATCAAGATGGGCACCGATTGTAGGTTCCAGAAACCTTCGATGCCCTTCTTGAAATTGACACCCACACGGTCACCCAGAACAACACGCCCCATGGTTTGATCGTCACAGTCAACATAGACCGCGGGACGGAAGTTCCGATGTGTCTTGTCTTCGTTGAACGCGCTCTCGACAGCTAGGCGCGTGACCTTGATGTCAGGGTCCCATCGCCATTGAAAGTCTTCGCCTACGATGTCACGTGCGAACCTACGGCGGATGATTTCAACGAACACACCTAACACCGCCAACTTTGATCCAGGGCGAATGCTGACGTGTTGCGTTTCTTCCGGAGACGGTTGGTTCTTCGGGTCGGGAACGTATACGGGGTAGTTGTCGTTCTTACGCATACGTCAGTACAGTGGAGGAACCGCAGTCGGGTCTACGAGTAGCTTGTATTCGATGGCGTTGTGTCCAAGAAGCGACGTCGTGAGCTTCTGATGAACAGTTACGCTCTTTAACTCGGTGTGGTGCGTGCGTTGGACCTGGTAGCGCTCGTTGCGCACCAGATCCACGACCAAGTCCTTATACTCGACCAGAGGGTAATCGAGGATGTTGAAGTCGTTGAACTTCACATCACTATCACCATGCGCCGTGATGCGCGTTTCAACCGCAGCAGCCTCCCGACGTCCCCGGATGAGCGTCGGTGCCCAGTACCCGCCCACAAACGTTGTTCCGAAACACGTCAAGCAATGCTCGAGCGTTGATTCTTTGGTGACTGGGTCATAGCACTGCGGACATCGATCGCCCCAACGCTTCCGTTTGAGCACGATGAGTGGAATGCCGTTGAGGCGTCGGTAGCCGACGGCTTGGTCATGGAGGATCTTGCGCTTGAACAGGCGCGTGCGTCGGTCGAGCCCCGGCTCGACGGGCGTGGGCTCGCTCATGAACGTGTTCGCCGACCCCGAGGGCGGCGTCACGGTGATTTGGTAGTAGATCACGCGCGCGAGCGAGAACAGGTTCACACCTTCGCGTCCCGCGGGATTGGTTGAGCAGCCTGTTTGTGGGCGTTCGTGACAGCTCAAGCGCAGCGTGTTTTTTGGATCCGCGGGCGGCAGGTTGAACTGGTTGTCGATGAAGTTGTAGGCGTCGCGTAGCCCGGTCGCGATCGATTCCCACGGACCATCGGGACCCTCGGCGCGTGCGATGTCGACGAAGAACGCGCCGCTCTCATCCGATTCGACATCCCACTGCACGAACACGGCGCTCGGGAACAGTGCGGTGGTGCGCGTGATACGCACTTCAGCCATCGGTCACCCGAGCACGGCAGGACCGCCCGAAGGCTGGCCCTTGCTCGCGTCCTCGATGCCGGTGGAGTCCGCGGCGCAGTCGATTTGATCGAACGCACGGTTGATGCGTTGCTCGCCCTCATCACCCCAACCGACGGGAGGTGACTTGACGGTCAGACGCTCTTCGTACGGGTTCACCGAAGGACCGCGCTGCTCGTGCATCGAATGCGTGGCTGCACCAGGCATGTTGGTGAAGAAGTCGGCGAGCTTGCGCGCAACCTTGGACTGCCCGACGGGCGGAACGGGCGGATGAAAGAGAGAAGGATCGACAACGACCTTGGAGGAGGGACCTTGCACAGGTGGCGGAGCCGCGGGCGTCGGTAGTTGCCGCGCGACTGGAACGCCCGGTTGAAAACTCTGCGGGATCCCTTGCTGGCGGTAGTGGTGCTTGTCCAAGAAGTCGATGCCGCCTTGTGTGCCAAGGTTCTTAGCGAAGTACTGGATCGCACTTAGTCCCAGGGCTGACTTCTTCTTGAAGAAGATCTCCGGTCCAGCGACCTTGTGCAAACCACCCGTCATCCGTCCCGGTTCGTCTGCACTGTTGCGAATACCTTGATGCCGGAACAGGTCTGCGAAGCCCGAGGCGGCCTGTTCGTCGGGTGCACGCCCGTCACTCGAGCGCCCGAGCGAACTGATCGAGCTGACTGCGGAGTGATAGTGCGGGCTCGTCGACGGGTTGTCCCCCTGCGACGGGTCGCTGCCGTGCATGCCGATGTTGAAGTCCGCAACCTTCGTTGGGATGGAGCGCGGGTGCTCGCACGAGCCGTAGTGCTTGGCCTTGCGGCACGTCGTACACATCTCCGAGGAGAGTTTGCGCTTGGGTTCTGAGCGCGTCTCGCCTTGTTCGTGCGCGTCGAAGATCTGCGCGAGCTGATGTGGCGTCGTTGGAGGCTGCAGGCGGGACTGCGCGTCCTGCGATAGCGTCGGTGACACGCCCTTGTTTTGAAGTACGCCGCTACCCGCAACCGTCGGGTCAGTCGCGGATGGCCAGCCGAGCTTGTAGCGCCCGAGCGCGGCGAGTTGGCCGTTGGCGTAACTCAGTTCAAGGTTCATGGCGAGACCACATCTCCCGGCAGTGGCATCGATGACGTGGCGTACGCGTCTTCATTGGTTTGGAGAGCCCGGTCGATCACGCTGCGCTGACGACGTCCTGTGTCGGCAGGTTCGCCCGCTTGCGCGCCCGCTCCGCTCGTCGAATTCGACGCGCCCATGCCGACGTTGAAGGCGACCTTTGGGCCGATCTTGGGCGTGAAATCGAAGGTGCGATCTACGTCGAGACCTTGTGGCGCGGGCACGCTTGGTGGCGGCATCGTCGGAAGGTCTGGCGCTTTTTTCAAACCCATCCCCACCGTTCGAATGGCGGGCTGTTTGAAACCGTCTGCTGTCTTCACCACGCCAAAGGCCGCGAGCGCCGCGCGCCCGCCTTCAGCTGACTTCTGGCGCAACAGCGTCATAGGGAGAGAGCTACTTCTGGAGCGTGCGGAACAGGCCGTCGAGCGTGTTGGCGGTCTTCGGTGGCTGGATCAGTCCGAGCGCCTCGGCGTCGCGACGGACTTCCTCGGCGGTCTTGTAGCCGACGTTCTCGAGCGCCTTCTGGACGCCATACTCGTGTGCGGTCTTGAGATGGTTCGGGTTCGACATGGTTGAATTATAGGGCGAATTTCATCCAATGACTTCTTGTCCGAACGATCCATCTGCTCGACCAGGGGCGATCTGGTCGTAGGTCGTGAAGTTGTCCCAGAGCCAGTCGGGCATGTCGGCGCGGGCAGCGCTCGTGCCTTCGGCCTGTGCGGGGTACTGGACACGCCCGGTACCGTGGCTGACCTCGTCACCCTTGGGCTGAACACCAGCGTCAGCCCCCATGGGGCCTGCGAACTTCAAGAGCGCCGCGCGAGCACCGCGCTCGTATGCGGCACGTAGCGTCATGAGTGATTGAACCTGGAGACGTTACGGTAGCCCGACCCGAGCGTCGCGTACGCGCTCTCCATGTTGTTCTGTGTCTTCACACCACGCGTCAGCTCATCCCATTCGGCCTTGAGCTGCTGTGCCAGCTGTGCATACAGCTGTGCCTTGTCAGAAATCCCGATTGGCGAGATGTCTCCGTCTTGCACAGTCGCCTGGTTTCTGACCTGCATGAACGACTCACTCATGAGCAGGAAGCGAGTCGTGCCAATGAGCAGCAGGTAACGCAACTGTGTTGGAAAGTTAGACGGCGTGAAGTTCGTCTGCGGCGTCACTGTATTGAACGCACTCGCGGCCATCTCGAGAGCGAGATTCAACTCGACGTCCGTGAACTGTACGTCATCCAGCAGGATGTTGTTGTTCGCGTAGTCGCGCATGAACATGCGGACCTGGTCTTTGGAGACCACCGTTGGTGTCGTAGGTGTTCCAACGATCGGCATCAGCGCACGTACGTCTTCTCGAGGCTCGCGACGACTTGCGCGATCTGATCAGCCGTGGAGTTTGTCGTAGTGATTTGGATCGCTTGGTAGGGCAGGAGGATCGTCTTGAACCGGGCTTCGTCGAGTGCGATGAAACGAGCACCTGTTGCTTGTTCGATCACGATCGACTCACCAGGCAAGATCGTAGGCGTCGCGGGCCAGGTGGCGGGGTCGAGGTTCACGATGGAGACGGTGATGTCGGCCGCAGCGCCCAGGTCGACGTGGATCTGGCTGCACACGAGTGATTCGACATTGTTCCAAAAGAACAAGCCGCCACCTACGCCTGGCGGGACGCCATACCTGTACATCGATCGGCTGCGCTGGTCGAGCGGCGCATCCCCCGCAGGCTCTGTTCCATTGAAGTTGAAACCCGCCAACACTCGTTGTTGGATCGCGGATGAGATGGACTGAGCGATGCGTGGCGTGGTCGACATGGCGCCTCTATTGTAGCGGTTGAACTACGACCTGCGGAACTTCGACTTGACCGGGGGCGCTGGTGCGGGCTCAGGCGCGGGCTCGGGCGCGGGCTCGGGCTCGTCTGCGATCGGTGCCGGCTCGGGCTCGGGCTCGGGCTCGGGCTCGGGCTCGGGCTCGGGCTCGGGCACAGGTAGCGGCGGCGGCGGCGGCGGCGGCGGAGCAGCGACGGCGGGCGTTGACGGAGGCGTTGCGACTGCAACACCGACAGGGACGAGGCTGACCCAGCCCGCCTTCTTCACGCGTGCGACGATCTCGTGTTCGGCGGTCTCGGCGGAGATCTCCTTGGTGTCGCCCTTCTGCCCCTTGGGATGCAGGACGAGCGCGGTGCCGCCTTCGTCGCGGAGCGGCGACAGGGTCAGGATGCTCCCCTGCTTGTTCGTGATGTTGAAGTTGGACATAGGTCTCCTCTGTTGCTGAAATGACGAAGGCCTTCTTCCTGGGTCCCCAAACAGGGGAGGAAGAAGGCCTCAGCCTACCCTGGGGCAGGGGCGTAGATCAGACGAACGGCAGGTCGATTCGCTGCGTCGACAGCGTGTTGCCGATACCGATGCCCGGAGCCGCGTAGCTCCAGAACTCGATGATGTCGGCTTCCTGCTTGATGTACAGGGTCGCATCCTGCAGCAGGAAGAACACGCCGAGGTAGTTCTGCGGAGCGAACACGTAGACCGAGCGGCGAGTACCGCCGGCGACGTCGTCGACGATCTCGCGCTTGATGGTCGAGACCACCGGGATGCCCCACAGCTTCTCTTCGGCCTCGATGCCGAGGTCGTAGTGCCGCGACGCCACGTCGTTGCCGACGCTGGTGGCCGGCAGGTCGAGGGCCTCGTAGTACGTCGACTTCGACATCAGGAGCTTGCCGATCGGCTGACGCCGGTTGACGAGACCCTGGAAGCCAAGCTTGAACGCGCTCGAGTTGAACGCACCTGCCGCAGTGACCTGTGCAGGCGCGAGCGCGAGGATCGCGTTGATCGTGTCCAGGAACTTCGTGTCCTCCTGATCCGCCATGTCCTTGACGGAGTTGTCCGACAGGATCTTGCGGATGTCGTTCTGATACGTCATCAGCTCGAACTTGTTCTTGGTGAACCGCTGCGACTCGGTCTTGCCGAAGTAGACCGAGAAGCGCTTGCCACGGAACCACGTACGCTGCGCCGTGCCGTTGAACGGCACGAACGTGGCGACGGAGTCGGGCTCCTTCTCGACGATCTTCTTTGGCTGATCCGTGTTCTCATCGCGGTCGATCTCGTCGTCGGCCAGCATGACTGGCTCGATGATCTCGCGCGCGAAGGACTCCTGACGGAGCTTCTGGCGGATGAACGCGGTGCCCTCGGCCTCCGCCTCCTTCGTCCGCCCGTCTTCGACCTTGCGGACGAAGTTCGAGTTGATGAATTGAGCAGAAACCTGCTGGGTCTGTGTCTTGTACGCTGCCGACATGTTGTGTCTTCTCCTTGACCCAGGTGGGACTAGAACGCCGCGGCGTCGCCGCCGGTGTACATGACGACAATCGTGCCGTCGGTCGCGGTGTTGTCCTGGAGGACCTCACCGATGATCTGGTTGGTGGCGACCGCGGGCTGCCACTTGCCGCCTGCCGCGAACGTCAGCTTGACGCCCGGGGTGTACGTGCCCGCGTTGAAGTTCGACGGGTCGAGCTTCAGCTCGGCGTTCGAGCGCAAGCCGACCACCTTGTGGACGAACTGGCTCGAGAAGTCATCGTTGCCGGCGACCACGACCCACGTCGCGACCGCATTGGTCGTCGTCCGGTTGGGCGACGCGGCCGTGGCTTGCGCCTTTCCCGTGCCGTTCACGAAGAACACCGTGCCCAGGGGCAGGGCGTCATCGACGTTCGGCACCGTCTGGTTGATGAGATAGGATTCGTCGATTGCGCCTTCACGGGGCCAACCGCGCAGAACGTCGAACTTGCTGTTCAGGATCATGTGAGTCTGCCTCCGGGAAGTGCGCTACTAGGAAACAATCCAGCTGACGAAACGCTCGTCCGCCGCATCAGCCGCTTGCTTGATGTTCTTGGGTTGCCCCTCGTCGTCCGACAAAGCGCCGGCGCCGAGAGGAGTCACAACGCCGGCCTGCTTGGTGAGCAGGTCTTCGACGTAGTCGAGGGCTGCGTCGTTCGACGCGAGCTTCTTGCGAGTCGCTTCGGGCAACTCTTCGCCGTGCGCCACGGCATGCGCCGCCGCGATCTTGTCGATGCGAGCTTGGCGCGCGCTCTCGACCGACGAGGTCTTCTCGGTTTCGATCTGGTCGACATAGTCGGCCATGGCATCGAACACCGCCGCGAGCTTGGCGTGATCAACCACGAGAGCCTCCGAGCTTGGCGCGCAGCATGCCGAAGCCGGCCGCCGCGACGAGTACGCTTGCAGCCTTGACCTTGCGGATCTCGGCTTGCTTTGAACCCTGCGTGCGCAGGTCGTTCGCGATCGAACGAAGCATCTCTGATTCCTTCACAGGACCCCCATGAAGTCATCGTACGACACGTCGTCGGATGCGGTACGGATTTCATCTGCGAGTGCACGCAGACTGCGCGCGGTCTCGGTCTTGGGCTGTGCAGCCGCGACCTTGATCGCACGCGTTTCGGCCGTCTTGCGTTGTGCCACGGCATTCGCGTCCGCGAGCACCTCGTCTACGACCAGCGATAGATGCTTGCGGCTCATGGCATGCCTCGATGCATGACGCCGTGAAGCGCATCGATGATCTGAGGTCCGGCCATGCCCGTCGCGACACCTGCGCCGAACCCTGTGTTGCGCGCACGCTCTCGCGCCGCTTCATCGTGTGCATGCATGAGCCCAGCAGCCAACGCGCCGCCGCCAAGCACGCCAGCTCCGCCCGTGAGCAGTGCTTTGACAAGCGCTGGATCCGCGGCAGTCTTCGCCTCTGCCGCCTGCTTGAGGCGGAAGACGACGTCGATGTGAGCTTGGTTGATCATGGGATGCGGCGAGTGTTCAGCGCGTGTTCTCGATCAGAGCGAGCGTGTCCTTGAAGCCGGCGACGAAGGAGTCGCACGCGGCCTTGTGGATCTGCTCGACGGTGTCGTTCCAGCCCTTGGCGTACGCCGACTCGGCGAGCTTCTCGAGCTGGCCCATGGTGGACGCGTAGCCCAGCTCGGCCGCCTCCTTGACCAGCTCGGGGTTCTCCATGGCGAACTTCTCGAAGTCGCCGGTCGGAGCCGCCGCCGTCTTGGTGACCGTCGCGACCTTGCCAGTCGCTTCTTGGTACTGAGCTGCGCGGGCCATGAAGCCATCACACAGGGCGGCGCCATAGAGCTGCGCTTCCTTGGTGAGAGCCTCGTGCTCGGCCTTGCTCAGGTCCGCGGCGATCTTGGTGAGGTCCTCGATCGGCGAAGCTTGGCTCGCGGTCTTGGACTGCGCCGCCGGAGCGGTCGCTTCCTTGAGCGCTTGCTTGAGACGTTCGCCAGCGTCCGTCGACGGAGCAGCAGATCCGGTGGGCGCAGACGCGCTCGCGGTCTTCTCGCCGCCTTTGATCATCCCGAGTGCGTTTGAGAGCTTCATGGATTGCTGACTCCGTTACGGTGAAAATGATAGGGAACTGTTCGCGGAAAAACAAATAGATGCAGGGTACGGGTTAGGACGGGTCCAAGAGCACACGTCCAAGCGCTTCGGCGGCCTGATCCAGGGTCGTCAGTGACGCGGTTTTGATACTCGAGAAATCGAATCGATGCGCCTTCGATTGCGCACATTCGATCAGGTGAATGATCGAAGCTTGCGACGCAGTCTTCGGTGCCAGCTCGGTGATGTCGGGGATGTCGATGCCTTCTTCAGTGCGCATCATCCCGCCTGGACGCTTGGGCAACGTCGACATGCCGAGCGCACCCGCACCAATCGCGAGAGGGAGTTTGTACTTCCTCATCGAGGGGAACGCGGTGAGGGCCTTGTACCCGCCGAGGAGAAGACCTGTGCCACCAAGCACCTTGCCGATGTGCGCGCGCGTAACGGCGTCCTGTGCATCCAGTGCGGCGCCGCGCGTGGTGTCACCGTACTGTGTGTGAAGAACGTCAGTCGTAGGTGCTGCGTCTGGACGGAGGCCGACACCTTCAGGCACGAGCCGACGGTAAAGCATCTCGCCAACGTATGCACGCTTCTCGCGAATGTGCGCGAAGAACGGTGCGAGCGCGCTCGCAGTCTTTGACGCCTCGAGGACGCCGCTGTCGATCAGTTCATCGAGCAGTTCGGGACGTTCTGCGAATGTGTCGAGCGACCAACGTGCAGCAGCGGCGATCTTCGCAACGATGACGGGCGACAGGCGCAACATCTTGCCCGCGAGCTTGGTCGTCGCGAGCGCGATGAACTCTGCGTCCTTGAAGACGACGCCGTTCGACGCCGCCGCGCTGAGCACTTCGCCCAGGGGATACATGAGCAGCTGGTTCGTGTTGATGGCTTCGGCCGACGCGAGCTTGGGACTTGCGTGGTCGCGGAACTTCACGATGAACGAACGCTCGTCGGGCGTGAGCGTGCTGGATGCGAGCGGTTCAGCGCGGATCACCTTGTCGATGTCCGACAGTTTCTGGACCGCGCTGCTCTTGAGCGCGAGGCGCTCGGCGATCTCGCCGAGGTCGGCGGAGAGCCGTACCTCGTGAACGTAGGCGACCTTCTTGAGCGTATAGCCCGTGCGGTCTGCCGGACGGAACACGCGCGAGATGTCGAAGAAGTCGGGCGACGGATTGTGGACGTAGTCCTTGAATCCGTTTTCGTCCACGGCGTTCATCGCGAACTTGACGTGGTCACAGTAGTCCGCGCGCGTCGGTGCTTCGTTGCCGCAACGCGCACACACGTCGCGCTTGATGCGGCAGCCCATGCTGACGGGCACGAACTCGCCGTCGCTCGCTCGCTTGACCCACTCGGGGTCCTTGTCGTTGTCGACCGAGACGAGCAGCTCCACGCGATGCATGCGCGGGTTCCAGAACGCCTTTTTCACGACGCCCGAGGCCTTCGACGGGTCGCGGTTCGCGTGGTGCTTGAACGCGTGCGCGGGGTTCTTCTCGAACGACGCGTAGTGGTGCGTCAGTTCCTCGCCCGGCGGGACGTACCACTTCCGATCCATCGACGCGATCTTGCCGCGCGCGGGCACGGGAAATTCGGGGAACCCGTCACCATTGCGGTTCGGACCGTAGGTTTCTTCGGCGCCGAGCGCGTTGAGCAGGAGCGACGTCTTGCCTGGCTCGGGGGCCACCGCTTTGATGTAGTCGAGCGCTGCCGACGCGTACTTCGTGATGCGGCTAGTATCGACACTGCGCCCGTTGTTCCAGGTGAGCACGGTCTGCACCGTGGGCTCGCCTGTCGGGAAGTAGTCGTCCAGCTCGATGATCTTCTTCACGGGAGCAGGCTCCGCAGGAGGCGCGTCGCGTCGCTTCGATGAAGAACAAGCTGGATGAGAGCCGCGTGCTTGGCTTCAGGATCGGACAACTCGCACGCCGCCTCGAGCACATCATCCACCATGATCGCAGCCGCGAGCTTCTGGTCCATGTCGGGCGCAGGGGACATCGCGTTGTCCGCCATCGGTCCTAGGCCCGTCGGCTGTGCTGGTTTTGGTCCTCCGCGGAAGATGTCGCCGAGTGCTTGCATGCCGCCCACGCCAGCAGCGGTCAGCAGCGCTTGGTTGCGTGCGTCACGTAGGACGTCCGCGCTGTGGCGCTTCGCATCACCAAGCATCACGTGTCCGACACCGAGCGCGGGCAGGCCGAGTCCGACACCCCAGCCCAAGCCTTTCTGCAGGGCCGACATCGCGGCGGGTTCGATCGCAGCACGCTTGAACAACCCGAACGCGGCGAAGTCTGCGAGCGCGAGCTTCTCACGCAGGGACCATGACGCGGGACGTGCCGACGCGACCTTCTCAGCAAGAAGGACGGACGTCTCGAGGGCTCGGGTTAGATCGCTCATGTTCAGCGGAGAGCTTGGGCAACGGCTTGGCTGACATCGGGCGGGAGGCCATGAACACCGGAGGCGATGCCGGTGAGGCCGCCAAGGAGCCCGCCGAGCGCACCACCGGGCAGCGCGCTCTTCTGCTGCTCGTACGGGTCGTTCGACATGAAGTGCGGAGCCATGCCGATGCCGGCGCCCACCGCCGCAGGAACGGCCGCGCGACGGAGCAGCGCCATGAGCGCAGGGTTCTCGGCGATCTTCTCGTTGGTCAGCGTGGCGTACGCCGCGATGCCGTCGACGATCGCCCGCGCCTCTTTGCGACGCATGAAGGCCCGCGCGCCGATCGAGAACACAGCCTCCTTGATCGTCAGCTCGGGGACGCCGAGCATGGCGCCGGCGATCTTGTGGAGGCCTGCGTCGCGGACGGTCGCGGTGACGTGCGGAGGGATGAGATCATCGAGGGTCATCGCTTGTCCTTTTCGCCCGTGACGGCGCGTTCCGAATCTGCGAGCAGCTTGATCGACATGTAGTCCGGGCCCGAGCCCGACATGACGGCTTGGCGCAGGAACGATCGTACCGCGTTCTTGTCGGTCGAGAGCACCGGCGCGAAGCGAGACATCGTGTGGTAGGCCTCCATGAGGGTCTTGTCGTCAGCGTTGGCGAGGACCGAGTCGGTCTTCTTCAGTTCACCCAAGATGGCCTGACGTGCGGCCTCGTCACCGGCATGGCTTGCAGTCTCCATCGCCTTGTTGGCCATGTCGCGCAAGAGGTTCGCGCCGGTCGTGCCCATCTCCTTGCCGAACGTCTGGATCGCAGCGGTACCACCGAGGCTGAACGGGTCCTTCTTCTCACCCAGCTCCCGCCCCATGATCTTGCGCTTGATGAGGTCGCCGATGCCGCCGGAGATGCCTTGCGCGACACCTGTGAGGGGCGACGCGCCGAGCTGACCGAAGCTGCCCTTGAGACCGCTGGCGCCGCCCGAGCCGAACTCTGCGCCTTGGCCCATTGCCTCGCGCCCCGCGTGCGCAGCGGTGCTGCCGATCCCTTCTTTCGCGGCGCTCGCACCTTGGCCCATCATGTGACCAAAGATCGACGCCCACGGGTTCGCAGCGCCCATCTTCATCGGGTTGTACGCCGCTCGGTCGAGTGTCTGCTCGGTCGAATGCTTGCGATCGAGTGCCTTGTGCACGATGCCCGGAAGCATGGCACCCACCGCGAGAGGTAGCAGGACGCCTGCACGCTTCTCGAGGTAGCGTCGAATACCCAGCTCGAGGACGTCTTCTAGCTGCACTGCGCCCTCGCATGGGCTGCACCCAGCCGGAGCCGGTTCGCTTCGACAGCGATCTTGACCAACGCGGCGAACGTTCGGTTGACCTCGGTGTCATCGACGAGATGGCGATCGACGAGCGCCGCCGTCTTGGTCTGCGCGTCATCGAAGGAGACCGGCGTGAGGCCTTGGCTCTCCTTCACCATGTTGAGCACGACGACACCAAGTTCATGTCCGTGAAGGGCGAGCGCGTCCTTCTCGAACGCAGCGGGCGACGGGGCTCCGTGCGCGCGACGAAGCTGCATGCCCAGGTTGGTGAACGTGTCCTCGAATGCCCACTCGGCCTGCTTGTACTGGTCCTCGAGGACTGCGGCGAGCTTGTGGAAGCGGCGGTCACGGAACGCAGCCTCCTTAGGCTCGTCCTTCTCGGGGAAGCTTGGCGGCGCCTTCTTCTTGGGCTTGTCCGCATCGTCCTTGGACTTCTGCTTCTTTCCCTTGGGGAAGGGTCCGTCGTTGTCGTCATCGGCGCCGTCATTGTCGCCTGCGAGGTCCGCGGGGGCAGGCAGTTCATCGCCGCCCAGGTCGTGGCGCCCCATCTCGTCGGGCAACGGACCTTCATCACCATCGGGTTCAGCGTGGGACATGCCGCCAGCACCGCCACCAGGATCCATGTGTGGCACGTCGACCTGTCCGATGAGCTGTTCGATAACCTGTCGCGCGTCGATCGGGTCGAACTCGTGCGTCATGTCAGACCCGCCTTGGGCCTTCTGTTGGTCCATCAGACGCAGGAACGCCTGTGTGTTTGCCGCTTGGACCATGCGTGCAATCTGATCAGGATTCAGAGCACCATTGGTCGCTTCAGCGGTTGCTGCATCAGCAAGCTTGTCACCGTGCATGAACCGATCGACGACCCGCTCGGCCATCTGATCGAAGTCTTGTTCTCGGAATGCGCGCATCAGTGAAGGATCTCCCCGTGAGGCGCGATGTCCTCAACATGCCACGTCACCTCGCGGTGCTTGAGCTTGAGCAGTGTCTCGGCCATGTTCGGCGCACCTTGATTGGCTGCCGCAGCTGCCGCAGTCATTGCCGTCTTCATCAACGAGTGGGCAGCGAGTGCGTCGGGTCCCGAGATGCTGGAAGCACGCAATGTGCCGATACCTCGGAAATACGACTCGCGCATGGCCTGCGCGTTGACATGTTCCGGTTCGAGGCTGGTCTTCAGGCCACTGAGGTGTGCGATGGCCTCGATGCCATCGAAGTGCATGGCTCGTTCAAGCAAGATTTTGCCCGAGCGAGAGCCTTTGTACATGTTGACCCAGCGCATCATCTCGAGCTTGTCGCGAAACGCGAAGATGTTGCAACAGAGATGGCGATACGGCTCGAGCATATCGAGGGGCATTCCCATGCGCGTGTTGATCATCTCGTTGCTGGCACCAGCGACGATCCACGCTTGAAGGATTTCTCGTTCGAAGTTGTCTTCGTACGCGTCGACAACACGTTCGGTCACATCGTCTTGAACATTCTGTGTCTTGAACCGCCAGAGCGCAGCCTCATACACGTTCCCCGGTTCATGTGGTGAACGCAGAGCCGCGTGGAAGCGATCGTCAGGGTTGCGCTCACGACGCATGGTCGTCGGGCTCCTTGACGGCCTGAATACCCCGGCTCAGGCGAAGCACGAGGTCCCCTAGCCCCTTGAACGTGGACTGCAGGTTGTCCTCCAGTCCCGTGAACGTCTGCTCGCCGATCTGCGGCTTGAGGTCGGCTTCCTGCATCCACAGCGTCAGCATGACGCGCGCGAGGTTGTCGACCGCCTTCTCGAGGTTCGGCAGGTACTGCCCAACCACACCGTGCAACGCCGGCGACTGTGCGAGCGTTGCCACGGCGGCAGCGTCGAACATGTCGGCCGAGTGTAGCTGCGCCGCTTGATCGAGGAAGTGCGGGTTGACCTCTTGCGGGAGGGTCTGCGCGTTCGGACCATCGGGCGGCATCATCGCGTTGGGCATCTGGGGCTGCTGGCCTTGCGATGGGTCCATGCCCGGTTGCATGCCGGGCTGTCCGCCCATGCCCATCGACGGATCCATGCCGGGCTGTCCGCCCATGCCCATCGACGGATCCATGCCGGGCTGTCCGCCCATGCCCATCGACGGATCCATGCCGGGCTGTCCGCCCATGC